ATCTGCACCTCAAAAAATGGGGTTTGCTTTAATTTGCCAAAACAAAGATGGTGACTTAATTAAAGAAAAGTCAAAAGTAATTGTTTTAAACTAAATAATAATAAACATAAAGAAGGTAAAATATATGGAACTTAAATATAATCTTGAACCAGAAACGTATTGCTGTGAATATTCACTTCTATCAGACGCTTTAAACACATTAGAATACGTCAACAAAAATAAAAGTGATAACTTCTCTTCTATTACAATTTTAGGGTATGAAGATATTATTGAAAGATTGTTAAAGGCAGTTTGTCAGGTAAGATTTCAAGATAGTGATGCAGAGTTATCATTTCATCATTTAGACTACGATTATGTGGATTATGATGGAGAGTATGCGTTGTTACTAACTTTAGAAGATTGTTATGCTAGAGAATTTACGATATCAGTTGAAAAGGCAAAATATGAAGATGGTACATATAAAACATATGAGCAAGACTACTTATATATTGATGACGCTTGCAGCGAAGAATTAGTAAAGAAACATCTACAGTTTGAAAATACTATGGATTTCTTTGAGATTACAGAGGAATGTGAAGAAGATATCGATGAATCATATAAATGTGATGGAGATTGTGAAAACTGTGAATTAGGTGGTGATGATGAAAAAGTTAGTTTATATAATTTAGTTGAGGATATCGTTGATACTGTATTGTCAGAAAAGTACGGTGTATAATTTTTATTACACATAATAATATACAACATAAATTGAGAATTTTATAAGGTTTAAATACAGAACAAAGGCATCTCATCAGAGGTGTCTTTTCTTGTGTGTTTAAAAATACACTCAAATTTAGGGTGATGACCGATACATCAGAAAGAGGTTCATATGAAACAAGAATTAATAAACAAATTACAATCAGATTTAGAAAAACTAATTGAAAAACACAGTAAATTTATTGAAAAGGATGATTTTGGCACTGCGTTAAATGTAATGAAGAATATTGATTATATTAATTCACAGTTAAGAAATATTGATTATGAAACGCTAGTATCAAAATATTCAACAAGCGATAACGGAAAACGAATAGAACTTATTTCTATCTGGAAACAAAATGCATTTGGTGATATTAAAGACCATGAAACGTATGTAATAAAAGAAAAATATAAAAGTAGTATCTATGATGCATTAAACCAACTTTCAGATAATTGGAATAATATGTCTGATGAAGAAAAAGAAAATGTATATAAACTATTTGGTGCAAATACCAAAAAATAATAAACATAATTATATCAAGGCAGATAGAAGTCAAATTTTATCTGCTTTTTTAAGGTCATACTTTTCATCGGGTATGACTTTTTATTGTGGGAGAACATTTACCTAGCTAGTAAATGTCAATGTAGTTTCTGACCGACTACTCTCCCATTATTTTAATGTTGTGGTCAGATTATGAAAGGTAGGTCAGAAAATGGCAGATAAATGGACAGACGATCAATTAACATTATTGAAATCATTATATAAAGATTTTACTAATGAGGAATTAATACAACAATATTTTCCGAATAGAACAAATCGGTCGCTAGAATCTATTGCAAGCAAATACAATTTTTCTGGTAAAACAGAAGAAACAATGAAACGAGTTAATAAAATTAAAGGTACAAAAACTGCTGAAAAGATCAGAGGAATAAAACGCAGTAAAGATACTAAAGAAAAAATATCTAAAAACAAAAAAGAATACTGGAAAACTCATGAAGTTGGTGAACATTTATTACATCCAACAGATGAAACAAGACGAAAAATGAGTAAATCTAAAAAAGCAATTGGAAAATGGAAAGGTAATTCTAACCCTAGACATATAAATCCGCTAAATGGAGAAATGAATGGTAAATGGAAAGGTGGAATTACTGATTTATATCAAGAGCTAAGAAGTGATACTAAAGACTGGCAAACTAACTCAATGGATTTTTGTAAATATAAATGTATTGTTACTGATAAATCATTCGATGAAGTTCATCATTTAATTCCTTTTAAAGATATTATGAAAGAAACATTTAATATTCTAAATTTAGATATGAGAAAGAATATGTCTAAATATAAGCAAGATGATGTTGATAGCATTAAAGAAACATTAAAAATATTGCATATCAGTTATGGGTATGGAATTTGTTTACGCAAAGATATACATAAATTATTTCATGATAATTATGGATATTTTAATAATACACCATATCAATTTCTTGATTTTGTTTATAGATTAGATGTCGGAGAATTTGATAAATGGTTAAAAGAAAATAAATTACAATTATATATTAATTATCAGATTATTGATTATTTAGAAAGCAGTTTATTATTACAACAGACTGCTTAATTTTATTATATGAAAGAGGTGAGCACTATCGCTGGTAAGGCTACAAAACTTGAAACTGTCACTAAAAATGTTAGTGCAAAAACTCAAGTAAATAAAGATGTAAAAATCAATATTAAACAACATGATAATACACCTAAAGAATTTAGGTGTACATGCTGTGGTAATACATATTCAAAACAACAAGGAAACTTTATGCCATCAAACTTTGAGACATTTAAAGGTAATGGTGGATACATTGACACTTGCAAAAAATGCACTGATCAACTTTTTGAATACTTAACGAATTTTTATATGGGGAACGAAGAAAAAGCGATAGACCATATATGTATGATGTATGGTCTTTATTTTAATGAATCTCCTTTAGCTGCTAGTAAGAAAATAAGTGCTGATAGGAGTAGATTGTCTACATATTCAAGTAAAATTCAGATTAAACCTTGGATTGGTAAAACTTATTTAAATACCATTACTGAACGCATTGAAGAAGAAAAAGGAAATGTAATTGAATCATTAGAAGACGTTAAAGATTCAAAGAAAGCAAAATTGAAATCTGTTAAGTTCTTTGGGGTAGGTTTTGATGATGAAGATTATCCATATCTTGAAGATGAGTATCTCGATTGGACTACTAGACACGAGTGTTCAACTAAAGCACAAGAAGAGGTATTTAAACAAATTTGCTATGCACAATTAGATATTTTAAAGGCAAAGAAAAAAGGTCTTCCAACTAAGGATTTAACAAAAACTCTTCAGGATTTATTGGCAACAGCTAATCTCCAACCAAAACAAACTAAAGAAAATACTCTTGCTGAACAAAACACTTTTGGCACTTTGATTAGAAAATGGGAAAATGAAAAGCCGATTCCTGAACCAGACGAAGAATGGAAAGATGTAGATGGAATTGTTAAGTATATTACCATTTATTTCTTGGGACATCTTTGTAAAATGATGGGTATAAAGAATTCATATGCGCGAATGTATGAACAGGAAATGGATAAATACAAAGTAGACAAGCCTGAATACGAAGATGACGATGAAGCACTATTTGATGCTGTGTTTGGTGGTGGTTTAGATGATTCAGACTAATAAAAAAACAGAAAAAGAAGTAGCTAATGATAAAGCAAGTAAAATAATGGACGGAGTAGCTACTTGGTGTAGTTTCTATCGTTCTAATCCTCATAGATTTGCAAAAGATTATTTGGGAATTACATTAAAATTATTTCAAATGATACTTTTATATATGATGAATGCTAGTAATTACTTTATGTACTTAGCTGCTCGTGGACAAGGTAAGACGTGGTTAACTGCTGTATTTTGTGTAACCAGATGCATTTTATATCCGGGTACAAAAATATGTGTCGGTTCAAAAAATCGTAATCAAGCGAATGAAGTTTTAGAAAAAATAACCACAGATTTAATGATTAATTCAGATAATTTAAGAATGGAAATAAGTGATTATTCAGTTGGTCAAAATAAAGCATATATAGAATTTAGAAACGGATCTTGGATAAAAGTTATAACGGCTTCAGATTCAGGTAGAAGTGCTAGAGCGAATGTCTTGATTACTGACGAATTTCGTATGGTTGACAAAAATATCATTAATACTGTTTTAAGAAAATTTCTAACAGCTCCAAGAAATCCAAAATATTTAAATAAAAAAGAATATAAACATTTAGCTGAAAGAAATAAAGAAATTTATATGTCAAGTTGTTGGTTTAAAAGTCACTGGAGTTTTGAAAAGGCAAAAGCATATTGTGCTAATTTGGTTAATGACGCTAAAAAATATTTTATTTGTGGTTTGCCATATCAAATATCAATAAAAGAAGGTCTATTGTCAAAAGAACAAGTTGAAGATGAAATGTCAGAAGCGGATTTTAGTGAAATGGCATGGGATATGGAAATGGGTTGCTTGTGGTATGGCGATACTGATGGAGCATTTTTCTCATACGAAGATGTTTCAAAACAAAGAACTTTAAAAACAGCAGTTTATCCACCATCTAGCTTATCTGATAAAAAATTTAAAATTCCTGATTTAGCCATCGGAGAAAAACGTATTCTTTCAGTTGACGTTGCTTTATTAGCATCTAAAAAACAAAATAATGATGCGGCATCTATATTTATTAACAGTTCTTTACCAACAAAAAGTAATAAGTATATAGGAAACCTAATTTATGCTGAAAATCACGAGGGGTTACATACGAGTGAATTAGCTTTAAT